CTTACAAGATTCCCTGGTGTTTATTTATTCGGGGCATTAATGGAAGCGGCTCTATATGCTAGAGATTATGACATTTTAGATAAATGGTCAGCTAGATATTATGTTGCTTTGAGTGGCGCGCAAAACTCTGAATTTGAGAACAAGACACAAGCTTTTCTGCCAGTTGACAGCACTCTATCACAAGGCAGGCAATCAAACATTATCGCGGGGGATTTTTAGATGGCTTTAGAAACAGGCACATATATTAGTGATTTAAATGTTGCTAATCCAACAAGCGCAGATCCCAAGTCTGAGGGTGATGATCATCTGAGGCTTTTAAAATCTTCAATCAAGAATACTTTTCCTAATGTTAATGGCGCGGTTACTACATCGCCAGCAGAATTAAACATTCTGGATGGAGCAACGCTTGATACTGCCGAGTTGAATGTTCTTGATGGTATGCGAGCAGATACAGCAGAATTGAACATTATGAACGGCGCAACAATGACTACTGCCGAACTTAATTATATCGATGGTGTTACCAGCCCAATACAGCCACAGATTGACTCAAAAGCTCCTATAGCATCACCGACCTTAACCGGAACACCAAGAGCGCCAACAGCGCCTGCCGCTACCAGTGGCACACAGATTGCGACATTGGATTTTGTAAATTCAACGATCTTGACGGCCAGTTTACCAGGACAGGCTGGTAATGCAGGTGCGTTATTAAGTACTGACGGTGTTAATGCAAACTGGACGAAAACGATAAGTGGCATAACAATCAATCAGACAGATACACAATTTACACTACAAGATAATGTAGATCCGACTAAAAAGGCTAAGTTTGAATGTACTGGTGTAGGCACCGGACAGACTAGAACATTCACATTGCCTGATATGGACATGGTGTTATTAGGCAGCGATTCTACACAGCCAATGACTAACAAGACAATCTGGCAGAATGATGACTTGTTTACCTTGATGGATGCTGGCGATAATAATAAAAGAGCTAGGTTTGAATGTTCCTCTATCACAACAGGCACTACCAGAATAATCACAATGCCTAATGAAGATATTACATTAGGTGAATCGCCTAGAAAACTACTTCAAACATTTACTTCTAATGGTGGTACATCATGGGATATAGAGCCGACTATTATAGATAATAGATATGATATTTATGAATTTGAATTTCATAGTCTAATGGGCACTGGTTCGACTAATTTCGGGATACAGTTTAAAGCTGGTGGTGCCTATATAACTACTACTACCTACTATGGGCATACACAATCTGCTGCTCTATCTTATGGTTATCTTGGTGGATTTCCTAATGCAGTTAATACTTGCTATGCCGGTACTATTAGATTTTATACTCCGTGGTCAACTGCCTTTAAGAAATACTGTTACGTTACTATAACTGATAATACAGACTTTGGTGTTGTTTATACAGTTCCGAGTGAGGGGAAAGTGTCTCAAAGCAGTCTATTAGCATTGCAAGGATTCAAATTAGCTGGGTATGGAGCAGCGAGCAATATACTGGTAGGTGCAGTCGGCAAATGGTATGGGATTAAATAATGGCAATCGTGCGCGTTCCTAATTGTGGTTCTGTTGGGGTAATTCAAGACCTCTCTCAGCACGAGTTGCCAATTAATGCGTGGACAGAAGTACAGAACATTCGATTCCTTGATGGTTATGCAAATCAGTTTTTAGGCCATTCCCAGGCATATGGAACGCCTGCTGTCATTCCTTACCATGTTCTGCCAGTCATCATCGGATCTCAAAGATACTGGATATACGCATCATTAACAAAGATCTATGGGGTGACAATCACCGCAGGCGTTGCGATTCATACGAACCTGACAAGACAAACGGCATCTGCTGATGTCGATTACGCTGCAACACCTAATAGTTGGACAAGCACAGTATTGGGCGGCATTCCGGTTATAAATCCCGGTAACACCATAGACCCGCCACAGCAATGGAATTTGAATATTGCAAATAGATTTACCGCTCTCAGTAACTGGCCTGCGAATACATACTGTAAATCAATGCGGGCATATAGAAATTTCCTTGTTGCGCTGAATATCACCAAAGGGTCTGCAAATTTTCCTTACATGGTCAAGTGGTCGCATCCGGCTGATCCTGGTGGGGTGCCTATATCGTGGGACCCTGCTGATACCACAAAAGACGCTGGTGAGTTTGATCTAGCTGAAGGTTATGACCATATCATTGACGGTTTGCAACTGCGTGATTCTCTGATTATTTACAAGGAATCATCAGTTTGGCGCATGGACTTTTCCGGCGGTCAGTATGTTCATAGAATTACTAAGGTTATGGGTATAAGCGGCGCAATGAACCGTAATTGCATTGTTGAGATCGATGGTTTTCATGTCGTGCTTACCACTAATGACATCATTTTGCATGATGGAGTTCAGGCCACTTCAATACTGGATAAGCAGACAAGGCGCTGGTTATTTCAGCATATTGACGTTGACGAAACCTATCAATGCCACGTATTCAAGAATCCATTCTTTAATGAAGTTTTCATCTGCTATGCGGCCATTGGTTCATCTTATCCAAATGCAGCAATTGTCTATAATTACAAAGATAAAACAATAAGCAAAAGATCACTTCCTAATGTCCATCATGCTAATTTTGGGCAGGTTGACACCACTTTAACGGGCACATGGGATGCAGATCCTGATCCGTGGTCAAGTGATCTGACGTTATGGGATGGGCCGGAAGCGGTTCCTAATGCTGCGCGTGTGTTGATGGGGTCGCATGACACTAAGCTGTTTATGCTTGATTCATCTGCTTCATTTGATGGTGTTATGCCGGATGCTTTTGCCGAGCGGATTGGTTTAAATTTTGGCGCATCCGAGAAAATAAAACTAATCAAGGGAATCCGGCCAAGAATAACCGGCAACGTTGGTGATACTGTTATCGTTAAAGTTGGCAGCCAGAATGATCCATATGAAGCGCCAACGTACACAACTATGACACACACCATAGGCGACACTGTGCGCAATAATTGCCTGGTTGCTGGCCGGTATAACGCGATTCGATTCGAGACTGGCACGGCGTTTAACTGGCGGGTTGATTCCTATGATGTTGAAGTAGAGACGCTGGGGGATTGGTAGAGATGCGCCCCATAAATAAAAATACGATCTTTTACTCGCCTGATACGCCACCATTTAGACCTGATGAATTGCATGGTTATTTAGAGCGTGAGTTACAAAAGATCAAGGTTGCAATAGATCTGCTGGCGTTAGGACACTTGGACAAAACCTATGTTGCGCCAGCAAAACCACGTGATGGTGATATACGCTTTGCAGATGGGGTGCAGTGGAATCCCGGGTCAGGGGAAGGAGTTTATGTTTTTTACAATGCAACATGGAATTTTATATCTGGTTCCGGCGGCGGTACTACTGATGATATTTGGGGTTAAATCATGGGCGTAATGACAACGTTATTTGGCGGCAAAACTAACACAAAAAGTTCATCGGTTCCTTACCAGAAAACCCGGCAATATCTGACTGGTGAGAATGGCGATCCTGGTATTTTTGGGGAATCAGCCAGATTATACGAACAGGGAGGGTTTACGCCTGAGATGCAGCAGGCGCAACAGCAATATTTGCAGCAATTGCAGGGCAGGCAAGGCAATCTAGGCCAGATTAATTTGCCTGATTATAATAATCCTGCTTTTGCCGGAAACCTTGACCCCAATGTCGTCAATTCAATCAATAATCCTGCATTTGGTGGCAACGCTGGCGGTGGTCCTCCAGGCACTCAGGATTGGTTGAACAGAGCTGCCGGGGATCTTGGTAAGGCTGCCTATGATGTAGCTGGCGGAGCGTTTGATACCAAATTCAATCCGGTTGCCAATATCAGTTCCCAGGATGTCGGCCTGCAGGGTGCAAGACAAGGGCAAGGGCAACTTGATCCTACAAAGTCATTAAGTAATCTGCTGACAGGTAATGTTACCAATCCATACCTTCAGCAACAGGCCAATGCGATGACTTCAAATCTGACTCGCAATCTCAATGAAAATGTCATGCCAGGAATCCGTTCAGAGGCGCTTGCGTCTGGTCAGTATGGTGGTACAAGGCAGGGATTAGCGGAAGGACTAGCCGCATCAAGGCTTAATCAGGATCTTGCGCCTGCGCTAACAAATATGTTTGGTGGTGCGTTTGAGAATGCGCAGCAACGCATGTATGGCGCTGCATCTGGACTTAATGAACAGGCAGGGCAAAATGCAACAAATAACGCTAATAGGCAATTAGACACAAGCCAGTTTAATGCAAATCTTGGATTGCAGAATAATCAGCAGGCAATGGCACAGAATCAGGCTAATTTAGCCAATCGCATGAAAGGTTTGGATATTGCGCAGGGTGGGCTAGGACTGCTTACCGGCGGCCAAACACTGCGCTCTAATGAACAGAACATACTAGGTAATCAGCAAGGATTGAGATCTGGTGAGATTGGCATCCAGAGCGGATTGCAGGGATTAAGATCAGGCGAGCAGGGCATACTGGCTAATCAACAAGGTTTGCAAGGCGGCATACAAGGACTGTATGGCGGCAATCAGGCACTTCAGCTTGGAGGTCAGCAATTGCAACAAC